GCAAAGGATTTCATCAGTCACGCTCCAACAGATGGTTCTGGATGCTCCGCAGCAGATCGGTCTGTGCGGTCATCACTTGCGCCATGCCGCCTACCTGGCCGGCAACCCCGGCGATCCGGTCACGGATCGCGTTCAAGTCCGCGTGCGACGGTGCTGTGCGGTTGGCTTCCTCCAGCACCGCCAGGCGTCGCTCGTACCCGTCGTTGCGCGCGCCGCGGATCTCCACGCGCAGCCCCACCACGATCAGCCCAACGAAGTTGATCCCCATTGCGGCAAGGATCAGGCCCAGCATCAGGTCACTGCTCACTGGGCCCTCGCTTGAACAATCGTTTCCACCAGGGCAACGCCGGCGGCGGCTTTTCCACTTTCTTTGCGGCCGTCCGCGCGCGCTGCAGGCGCGCTGCTTCCTGCGCTTCGGTGGTTTTCACCGCCTTGATCAGGTCGTGCTTGCCGGCGCGGCAGTCGTTGTACAGATGCGCCACTTCCGTGTGGTTGCGCTGCAACGCCGGCAGATGGCTGTCGGTGGCCAACGGCAGCGGCGGACACTCCGCCAGCAGGCTGGGATCGATCTTCGGCGTTGGCTGTTCCGTCTCCACCGTCGCCGGGCTGGGCAGCGTTGCCACGATTGGCGTCGTTCCACAGCTGCAAACCGACAGGGCCAATATCGCAAGCAGCAAGATCCGGCCGAGCGGCGAGAAAGGAATCCAGCCGCGGTTCCAGCCCGATGTAGAACTGATCCCGTGCAATGCGTCCATTGGTGTAGTCCTCCGCGATGCCGCGCAACACGTTCGCGTCGCGCTCGAATTGCGCGCTCGCGCTCTGCAGCGCGGCGTGGTAATCGGTCAGGTCGTTGCGCGATGCGGTCAGCGCCGTGCGCGTGGCGGCAAGGTCGGCCTTGGCATGGTCGCGATCGCACACCGCATAGCCAAGCCAGAAGAAGAACGCCAGCATTGCGAGCAGCAGCGCGCCGAGCAGAGTGTCTTTCATGCGCACACCGCCGTGCCGGACCAGCCGGCGTCGATGTAGGCGGGTTCCAGCACCAGCAGGATCTGGCGCACGTAACCGCGGTTCTGCCGCCACGCCGCCGTCGAGCGCGAGCGATACCGCGCAACGTCGTCGAACCACAGCAGTGGATTGGCGCCGGCGCGTTCCGCGCGCGTTTGCTCACGCTGCAATGCCGCCTCACCTCCGTTGTACGCGGAAAGTGCAAAGGCCCAACTGGCGCACGGGCTGTCGCCCTGGTTGCGCTGAAGCAGCCAACGATCGTAGATCGCAGCCGCCAAGGCGGCCTGCTGCGGATCCCACGGATCGAACTGGCCCAGCTGGTCGGGGAATTGCTGCGCGATCCATTTGGCCGTCGCCGGCATGAACTGCGCCCAGCCTTCCGCGCCGACGGCGCTGCGCGCCTTCGGCCGCCAGTGCGACTCCTGGTGGATCTGCGCGGCCAGGCGCGCCGGCGATGCATCGACGCCCCAGACTTCCTCGGCCGCCTGTTCCACGTAATGACGTTGTACTGCGTTGACTTCCGGCACATCGACCGCGGCGATCTGCGCGGCAAGCGACGGCGCGGTGCCCTCGGCATGCGCGGAGCTCGCGATCAACGCGACGCCCAGCACCAGCAGGAACGCCAACGCGAAGCCGATCAGCCAGCCGGGAATGTGCACGCTGAACGAAATGTCCGTGATCCAGCGATATTCCGGATTGCGGCGGCGCTCGTTCATCGCAGGCTCCAGCGCCAGCGGCAACGGCGCATCAGCGCGGTCAGCCAATGCCGCGCACACCAGCCGGATTGCTGCCAGCGCAGGCTGTGCTCCGGATCGATCGGGTACAGGGCCACCAGGCGGTAGGCTTGCGCGGCGGTCATGGCACACCCAGCCACATCAGGGTGAGCATCACGATCGTGTTTAGCGCGTACAGGGCTCCGCGCATCGCGCGATAGCGAACCAGCGGATTCTCCAATTCGTAGGGGCTCGACGGGATGAGCCACGAGGCACGAATCGCGCAGAACCACATCACCGCAAAGAAGACATAGACCCTCACGGCATCAACCCCGCCGCGACGATCGTGGCGGCCATCAGCGTGGCGCGACGCGTCTGCGCCATTGCGCGCTCGATGCCGTCCAGCTTGGACGGGCGTCCATTCGGCGACGCCGCGCGATCGAAGCCGTAGCCCAGCACGGCGGCCAGGGCCAACTTCGAAACGATCCAGAGATAGCTGCCGAACTTGGCCGGGTTGAACCACGCCGCGATCACCAGCAGCAGCAGAAACGAGAGAAGCGCCCACAGCGCCATCATCCCGAAGCCTTCCAGCGATGCCGCAAGGCGGACGTAAATGGCGGTCAAACGGTCTTTCATGCCCGACTCCCTGAAGGTGCCGGGCGGCGGACAGGGAGGAACCGCCGCCCGGCGATGAACCCGTCTGATTGGCGGGTTCGTGTCAGGCTACGGTTGGTGCATCAGGCGTTGGGAGCGAAACGTTTCGCCCTACAAAAAGCCCCGCACGTGGCGGGGCTGGATGGGTTGCGATGCTACCACCGGTTACGATCCGGCGTTGCGCTCGCACGTCGCACGCATGCTGTCCGCGAATTGATCCGGCGTGCGCGTGCCCCAGCCGATCGCGATGACATTGCCGATCGAAGCAACGACTTTGTCGCCAAGCAGCGGATATTTGCGGTCGGCGATGACTTGGTCGGTAACCCGGACGACGTCGCTGGGGCTGGCACTCATGGCCGCGATGTAGTGCGCGGCTTCGGCGGACTGCGAGCATAGGTCGGCCGTGGTCGCCGAGCCGCCCGATGTCGGGCTGTTGAGCGTCCCGATGATCAGGAACACCACGAACAAACCCACTACCACGGCAACGCCGACGCCGAGCTTGCCAGCACCGCTCATGCGGTGCGGATTCCGCGCGCCGCAATGCACGCAGGCTTTCGCCTCGCTGGAATATTCCTTTTTGCACTCCTGGCACGTGATTATCATGACTGTTCCCCCTGGTCGAACATCCAATGGCACTGCGTGGTGCCGCTCTTCACGCTGGCTTCGGCGGCCTGCAGCTCTGGCTTGCCCCACCAGCGAGTGTTATTGACGGTAATGGTCATCGCGGTGCCGGTCGGCGTGGCCGTGAAGTCGAGCCGTTCGAAATCGACGCCACCCTGCAGTGCCGCGCGTTTGACGTGCACCATCGCCGTGCGCGCCGCGTTGTCGATGTTGGCCTCGATCGTCGCGCTGTATTGATGGTTGCGCGAAATATCGTGGCAGTCATGCGCCCAGCGCAGTGCGCGGGTGTACGCCTCCTGATACGTGATCGGCAGCTGCGTTGTCGCAGTCAGGTCCTGCGCCGGATTGCCGATCGAGACGGCACGGTCGGGCGCGATGGTGGCGCAGCCGCACAACAGCAGCGCGCACAGCACTGCCGGAATGATCTTCTTCATGGTGTCTCCCTGTTTTGCGAATCGAAAAGCTGCGGCTGGATGCGCCGCAGGTGAATCGCCCTCTGCTCGGCGACGATCTGTTCGACGCGTCGCTCGGTGAGGTCGTAGCGTAGCGCAAGCTCGGCCTTGTTGCGGCCGTTGCTGGCGAGATAGATGGCGCGATCGCGCACGAAATCCTTCAGGCGCTTGCCCGTGGGCAGGTAGTAATTGCGGCCGCCCTGGTATTCGGCAATGGCGATGGCGCAGTGCTCGGCGTCATCGAGCGCCGCATCGTCATCGTGGCCGCGCTCGCGCAGCGTCGCATGCAGCACGTCGACCATCGCCGCGAGGTTGGCCGGCCACTTTGCGTCCGGCGGGGTGATGCCGGCGCGATCGGGATCGCCGAGCGCGTCGGGAAACATGTCGAGGGCCGCGGGCTGCGCCATCAGTGCGCACGCTCCGTGACACGAGGTTCGGCCTTCACCAGGGTGAAGCCGGCGCCGTTGGCGGCCGACGTCAACACGGCCCAGTCAATGGTCACCTGCCGCGGCACGGAGCCCTGCACGCGCAGGATGTCGAGAATCTGCTGGTTGAACTCGACGCCCTTCGTCATGAAGCCGGAGACCTTCTCCGCTTCGCGTTTGGCCTGGGCGTCCCTGTCTTCGATGGCGTTGCGATAGCGCTTCCACACGATGGACATGCCGCACAGGGTTCCGAGAAGGAACAAGCCCGCCGACCAAAACATAAAGTCGATCAGATGCGCGTTCATGCCTTCCTCCGCTTGCGGCGCTGGTGGAACGACAGCGCGGCCACCAGCTTGTGCAGTTGCTCGGCTGTGCACCACTGCGCGCGATCGACGTGGAACATGCGCTTGGCCATGCCATCGATGTACGCCCAGGAATAGCCAAGCTCGGCCGCGATCGCTTCCAGCTTGGCGATCATGGCCGCCAGTTCCTCGCGCACCCCGGTCGGCGCGCCCGGTGGCGGCACGGTGCCGCGCATGCGCCGCGCCGTATCGCCAGACAATCGCCGCAGCTCGTCGAGCACGGCGCGGCGTTCGCGAAAGTCCATCTTCGCCATGCTGCGCTTGCCGGTCAGGCGCTCCAGCAGGTCGCGGTAAGTGTCGCTGTCCAGCCCCAGCCGCGCCGCGATCACGTGCGCGGTTGCAAGCTGGGCCTTGCGGCGCGTGGCAGTGTCGCCGTGGAATGGCATCAGGCTTGCTCCGCCTTGGTGAGTTTGCGCAACCGCCGCTCGATCGCCGTGCGGACGGTCTTCTGCAGGTCAGGCAACGCGAGCGCGCGTTCGCACGTCGTGGCATCGAATCCCTTGACCTTGGCAAGCCGACTGTCCACATCCGTGTGACATAGCGCAACGGGCGGCCCACCCGCGAAGCTGACGGTGAACGCATAGAACGGATGGCTGGTGTCAACCTGGAGTTTCATGCTGGCGTGACCTCCAGCTCCTCGACATCCCACATGTCCGAGTCCATGTTCGGTAGGTCGTGGTCAACGATCGTGATGCCGTGCTTTTCCGGCCAGCCTTCCGATTTGCCGAGTTCATCGAGCGCGTATTTCGGTATCCAATCGTCGAGCAGCGTGGCCAAAAGAGGACCTGCCGCGCGCCTGGCTACGGCTTGGATCACGTCGCCTTCCGATGCGTCGAGCACGTCGTCGGCGCCGGCCCAAAAAGAATTGATCTCCTTGGCGAGCTCCGGCGTCATCACGTCGGTGTCGATGTCCAACGTGATCGTCAGATCGATGCCCGAGGACAATTTGAAGCGTCGTTTCATGGCGCCACCTTCCTGACGTCGGCCAGGCGCGCCCAGGCTTGCCAGCGGATCAGTGGCAGCCAGCGGCTGGCGGCGCGGTTGGGAAAGCCGTACTCAATGCTGTCCTGCACGCGATCGAGAACTTCTCGCACGTCGCGATCGACGGCCAGCACATCGCCGGGCTGCGGATCCTTGCGCGGGTCGCGAACGCTGTTTCCGGCGCACGCGCTGCAAAGATCCTCCGCGACCCAAGAGCAGCCGCCGGGACACGCGTGCAGATCGTCGCAACCGCACTTCCGGCACCGCCGGACGCATGTACCCGTGGAATCGAGCTCGAAATGGTCGGCGGAATAGTTGGCCCGCGCACGCGCCGATCGCTTTTCGATCTCATGATGCCGCCAGCGCGACGTTTCAGCGTGCATGGGTGCCCTCCTTGCGCTCGCTGAAGTTCACCGGCTTGTTCTTGCCGGCGGCATCGATCGCCTCGACAGCGGCCTTGATGCGCGTGCCGGCCACTTCCAGGAATGTCACGGCATCCTCGGCGTTGCCACGGCTGTGTTCAGTCCGGGCCTGCCCCAACATGCGCTGGGCGCTTTCGATGCGGTCGATGATCTTGTCGTTGCTCTGGTTCATCGCACTTCCTCCAGTTCCGTCGAGTCGGGTTTGATGACGAAGTCCTCTTTCTGGCTGATGGACAGGCCCTTGATGCCGTCCACCGCTTCGGGCTCGGCCAACACCGCCTCCTTGTCCAGCTCGATCTTCACGCGCAGGAAGCGGTCCAGCTTCAGCTTTTTCAGCGTCTCTATCACGGCCTGCGCGCCGCGCATTACCACCGACGGCGGCCGCATGCGCCAGCTCACTTCGCCGGTGGCCAGGCGCGCGGTCTTGGTCTTTCCGCCCTTGGTGAGTTCGTCGCGGTGCGCCTCGCAGTACGTGGCGACGCCGCGGGTAAGTTCCGCGATGCGCAGCGCGTGGGGATGGGCTTCCGCTTCCCAGGCGGCGCGCACCGCCGCGATCTTGTCATTCATCGCGGCCTCGATGCGCGCCCGCTCGCGCTGACGGCTGCCGATTTCGGCGATCGCTGCGTTCACGTCTTCCAGTGACTGCGGCACCGCGTCGGCGGCTTCGAGTTTCAGGCGGGTGTTGGCTTTCTTGTTCACGCGTCAGTCCTCATGGTGCAGCGGTCCCGGCGGCACCATGCCGCCGTTTTCCGCGAAGTTGTGCCAGCGGTATGCGGTGGCGCGCGAGACGCCCCAGCGAGCGCGGATCTCGGCCACGTCGGGCACATAACGCAGCCGCCCGAGCCAAAACGCGATCTGCGCGCACTGGCTGCGGTAGAGGTTGTTGCTGCGGGCGTCAGGCACGTCGTCACCGAGCCGCGTATTGCGCGGGAAGCCCCAACCGGCCGGGAGCGTTATGCCCGTCATGCCGCGTCACGGAAGGCGCGCCAGGCGGCGCCAGCGTGATCGCGTGCCTGTTTCAGCGCGCCGTAGATCGTCGGATTGGCCACAGAGCGCACGTAAGCATCCAGCGCTTCATCCGCCTTGGTATACGCGGATTGCAGCGCTGCGGCGATTGTGTCGCGACCTTCCGGCGAGTTCGGGATGGCGGGTGCGGGTGCGCTC